CTTTTCTTTTCTAACTGCCAATGCACGACCAGTAGCGTCACCTGATTGTTGGATGTAACGATGCTTATGCACTGTTAGTGTTCCAAATGCAGTTTCGTATGTTGAAACTGTTCTAACTATTGCTGAAATACCTGGGGCATTTACAACTACGTTAGACTTTTGTACAAACCCATCAATAGTTGTTCTCATTGAAGAACCAACGTATAGGTCTTGTGCAACATCTCCGTTTGAGTTATCCCAGTTGTCTGACATAAGAGCGTCAAGAATTGTAGCTGAGAACACTGTTCCAGATGTATGTGCTGTAGTATTTGTTGACTTTGAGATAGCAACAATAATACCATTCATCTTTGCAACTGTTCCAGATACTCCTGAAGCTAATGTGCTTCTAACAATATCAAACTCTGCGGCATTTCCCCATTCTTTCATAGCCTTTGAAAGTTGACGTTGTAGTTCATTTTCTCCATGAAAATGTTGAACTTTTTGCTCAACTCTAGTAACTCTGAAAGGAATTGCGATTTCTTCCACGATGTTTGTAAGACGTGTTGGTGTTGTTCTTTGTAGGTATGAATAGTCTGCTCCTTGCTGTACAGCTGCTGAACCTGGAGTCGCAAGTGTATCAGTTAAGAATGAGTGAACAGTATCTTTTGCTTCGCTCTTTGAAAGAGTAGTTAAAAGATTATTTTCAGTCGCTGTCAGAATTTCAACCATATTTAATACAACGTCATCTACACGAGATACGTCACCATATGTTTGTAATACTTTGTCTACTGCCATAATAAATTATAATTAGTGATAAATTTACCTAAATTACATTTCATAAGCGTCAGCAACAATTTTTGCGGCTAAGTTCGCTGCAGCTTCTGCATTACCAGCATCTGCAAGGTCCTTAACTTGTGTGCTTTTTTCTGTCGCCTCCTGTAATCTAGGATTTGGGTTTAGCACAGACTTCAAAGATTGAGACTCTTCGTAGTTCTTTGCACCATCAAAGAGTTTTGTATAGGCATCATTTTTAGATGCTTCTACAAGAGAAACTCCTTCCTTTACTGCAATAGCCTCTAATAGGGCTTGGTTGTCAGCATGTTCTGGATTATCTCTAAAGAACATTTTGTTCTCAAACTCAGCTTCGCTCATATAGCCTTTATCTTTTAAATCTTCTGCAACATCATTTGCTTTTTTACCGACAAATGATTGAGTGTCTTTAATAGACTTCTTTGCTGTTTCTAGGTCCTTAAATTCCTTTCCTAAAAGGTCATTAATTTCTCCCAGAGTCATAGCTTCCGCTTCTGGTGTTTGAACCTCCTCAATAACAGCTCCCTCACCGCCCTCTTCGGGTAAGGTTTCTGGAGTAATGTTTTCTTCGGACATATCTTATTATCTTAACTATTAATGGGTACTTAGAGCACCCTGTCCCGAGTCCAGCACAGTAGACCCAGGGCAGGAGGTACTAACCCTCACTGCGTATGATATGACTAACTTCAGCAACTTCTTCTTCCAGTTCATTTTGTTCATACTGTTCAGAAGTTCCTTCTACCTCTCTTAACCATTCCATTAGAATGTCTGTTGAGGTTGAGCGAACTTTTAAATCTAGAACAACTTCTTCTGGAGGAAGGTTTAAATTTACATTTGAAGTTGATTGTAAATCTTCAATCTTCTCCATTAGTAATTGTTTAACATGCTTCCATCCGTCTTCTCCTACAAATTCATAAATTTCCTTATTTTGTTTTAATTGTGCTTCCATATTTTTATTATATAACTATTTTAAGGTGTTGGCTATTTCTTGGGGTTGTCCTTGCTCTTGAATTGCTTGTTGATTTTGTGAAAATTGCAATTCTGGAGGGTAAGGCATACCTAGAGTATCGTAAATAGTACGAACCATTGGCTTTCTATCTTGTTCTGGTAATAGATTAGCTCCCATTACCAATTTATCAACTGTACTTCCCATATCTAGCTCTTCATTTGAGATGTAAACAGTAGCGTCTACCAAGTTTGATACTAAATCTTCTAGGTTTTTAAAGAAAATCTCTGGTTTTTGACGTAATTGTTCTTTCGCTGACTGAATAGCTATCTGTAATTGCTCACTATTTAGGAACATTTGTTGTAATTCTAGGTCACTTTGTAGTTTATCTACATAATGGAAGGCAACTCTCTCTACAATCTCATCAATTTGCTGGTCTTCGTTTAAAATACGAATTATTTGACCCTTTGAGGCATTTTCCATCACCAAAGGCATCAAATGTCGGTTAATTAGTCTATCTCCCCAGAATCCAGCACGTTCTTTTATCTTTGTGAATGGAGTCTTAGATGAAGACGCTTGAATTGATGTAGCTGTAGCTGTCATAGAAGCTGGAAGTTGTTCACCAGTTACTGTTTCAAGAGTACGAGTTACTCTCTTAGCTATGTCTCTGATGTTCTGCTCATCAGTATATGAGGCTTGAGAGGCATCTTGCATTACCATTTGCTCAATATCATCCATAGATTGGACCAATACAGCACCATTTGACCCTAATTTTTGTATTGTCTTAGGTGTAATGTTAGAACCACGTCTTATTTTCCATAATCCGAGCTGAGAAACGTAAGAACGATTAATTCTTATGTTAATAATAGTATTTATCCATACTTGAAGCAACATTAGCTGTTCTACTGGTCCTCTACCATACCATCTTCCAGGAACTTTCATTGCCCAGTCTTCCTCGTAAGGTTTTATTATATTTCCTTCTTTATCCTTCTTTTTGTTCTGTTCTATAATATGACACTCTGCTCCAGGAGCTTCTAATCCTGAAACTACAATATGTCCATCTATTTCTTCTCCAGATTCCTTATCTTTCTTTTCTCCTGTAATTATCCACTTAGGAATCTTTCCCCACATCTCATATACGTCTCTAGATTTTACATTTCCTTCTGTAGAACCAGTTTTCATGTCTGGGTCATTCTTGGGAAGTGCTTCTCCTGATTGTAGGTTCTTTGTATTCTTCCAACCTGTCATTTGAGCTATCTCGTCTGGGTACATTAGAGCACGCTCTGTTACACGATAAGCATCTTGTATGTTGTCTGCTGTTGGGTCAATATAAAAGTTTAAAAGAGAAACTTTATTTCTAAAGATTTTATTTTTACCATTTACTTTATAAGATAGAACTTTAGTTACAGAAGTTCCAGTAATAGATTTTTCAAAAGCATTATCATCTAACTCTTGACCAAAGTTAGTTTGGTCTAAATAGTCTTTCATAATTTGACGAGTTAATTGCGTCAATGCGTATGAACCTCCTGGTCTTGAGCGAAATCCAAAGTCTTTTGTATCTAAATCAGATAAATCTGCCCATGAGTTAGCTGCTTCTTCTGATAGTGGGTACCAAATCTTATTTCTTCCTGTTATTGGGTCTATTGGTTGGTCAAAAACACCCCAATAATTTTTAATACATGTTCTAATAAGGTTTCTTGTGTTAAATGCTACTTTTTCAGTGACGTACATTACACTATCCTCCCATGTTGATTTTTCTCCTCTAACAATAGCGATAGCTGCAGCTGATACCTCCTCTGAATATGCTTTCTTCTTCTTTTTTGAATATTTCTTTGCCATACTCTAATTATAAACTAATTATACTTTGCTGTATACATCTTAAAGTCTTCACCATCGTCTTCTAACATTGGTTCTTTTACACCAAATATAGCAAGTGCGAGAGACATAACTCGGTCATCATGTTTAGTAGTTGATTTCATCTGGACCTTTCCTAATGGAGTTAGTTCAAATCTAAATCCTTCTAGCTCTGATATAAGTCCTTCATCATTAGGAATTTTAATCTTTTTATTCTCCAACATAATAGCCAGATTACGAAGTAAGTCTCCTCTAGTCTTCTCTGTGAATTTAACAGCACCATCATCTGTAATGTTTAGACCTTTATGTTGTAGAGATTCAACTACTGGGTCTCCTATACCAGTAGAGTCAATTTGTATCTTGGCATTTCCATATCTTCTAGCAGCGGCTTCTATTCTACCTTCTTGAGTAGCCCAATCCACTTGATTGAATCTGTCTTGTGGATAAACTACAAAAGTATTTAGGTTAAATGGAGTTATAACTGTCCAGTCTTGATACTTAGCAAGGTCAATTCCTAATTGGAAGAAAGAATCTACGGGGAGAGTCATTCTTGAATCGTATGTACACTCTCGTATATTACGGAATAGGGCAGATGCACCATCTAGGAAGGCACATTCATACTCTTGTTGATATAGAGCCAGGGGAGTTTGAGCTCTAACCTTTGCTAGTTCGGATTCAGTAAAGGAATCTGTCTCGTGGACTGATTTAACAGACCAATACCATTCATCTGTATGTTCTTTAGCAGTTTGTAAGAGCTTCCATGAGTGATTCTTACCTTTAGGCGTGAAAATAAATGTAGCTGAACCACCATTCTCTCTAAGAACTGGTTGAAAGATGGCTGTCCATATCTGTTCCTCTTGTTCTGAGAACTCATCAAAGACCACATCTACTGCGTTGTTTCCTCTGTGCTTATCTGGGTCTTCTGTTCCTACAAATCTGTGAATAGAGCCATTCTTATAGAAAATAGTAAGGTCAGAGTTGTTTTTACGTAATATAACAGCTTCAGGTATGTGTTCTTCCACTAAAGTGTCCCAAATAACCTGTTTTACTAATTTATATGTAGGCATTACGTAATAATAGACACCTTTTGTTTTTAGAGCCTTTCTAACTTGGTCATTTAATACAGTTTTAGTCTTACCACAACGTCTATGCCATACAGCTATCTTAAATCTCTGTGGAGCAGCCATAAAATCCACTTGATAGTCTCTTGGAGTAAATCTATAAGGTATCGTTATCTTTGTTGGTTCCATTTTCAGTTTTGTTATCTGGTAAAACGTCTTGAACATTACCATCAATCATCTCTGGTTGTTTGTAGTCAAGAAGCTCAAATGTAAATGCTGTTTCAGTCTTAGCATTAGTAGTAGCTTTTCCTAGACCTCTATCTAATAGAGAATCTATAGCTTTATTGTCAGGAGATTTAGTAGTTATATAACAGTATGAGTTTTCATCTAGCTCATCATCTAAATATTCTTGTATTTTTTTAGGGTCTGTAACCAGGGTATGAACTGCTTTTCTACGACCACCTACATTACGCATTTTAATCTCATATAAAAATTGTTCTCCTTGGGCTAGAGAAATTTGAGCGTTGAGAAGTTTGTCAGTATTTTTTAATATTCTTTCCTTAACTGTCTTCTCGTGAATTTTAGCTTTCTTTGTAAGCTTATTTTTAGAACCACGTGGTCTACCAGCGTTAGGTCTCTTACCACCACGTTGAACAGGAACACCACCTTTAGAAATCATCTCGTCTTCCATTATTTTTTTGATGGAAGTTTTTTCTTCCATTATTTTTTTGATACTGTTTTCTTCTTTCATATCTTAGGAATATAAACTGGTAACATCTTAATCCTATCTTCTAGGAATTGATACTCTTTAGAGAATTTGTTAAATTCAACACCATTCTCTTTTAGGAGTTTATCCCTATCCTCTTTTGTCATATCATTCTTTAGGATTATTCTGTCGGAACCTCCGCCCGTATTACC